GGCGGCAGCAAAAAAGGCCGCCCCCGGAACTGGTACTTCCGAGAGCGGCGCAGGGCAAATAACTACATGCTGATTATAGCACAAGAAAGGAAAAACGCAATGGGAAACTTGAGTTTATACCAAATGTCGCAGGAGTGGGAGCAGGTGTTTGAAATGCTGTGTGATCCGGATGTTCCGGAGGACGCCATCTTCGACACCATTGCCATGATTGAGGCGGACATGGATACCAAAGCAGAATCCTACGCAAAATTGATCCAGTGCATGGACGCCGATGCAACTGCAATCTCCGCCGAAGTCGACCGGCTGAACCAGCGTAAGCGCAGCATCTCCAATCGTGTGAAGTCCCTAAAACGCAACTTGGAGGACATGATGCGCACCACTGGCCGAAGGAAGTTTAAGACTCCGCTCTTCAGCTTCTCTATCCAGAAAAACGGCGGCGCTTGCCCTGTGGAGCTTGCACCGGGTGCTGAAATCCCTGCAGAGTGGCGGAAGCCTGGAGATCCGGACACTGTGCGAATTCGGCAATACTTAGAGCAAGGCAATTCGCTCCCATTTGCCCAACTTGGCGAGCGGGGCGAAAGCCTGAGGATTCGGTGAAGCTATGGATATAGAGCAAGCTTTTGTCTATCCTGGCGACCCTCAAATCCCACCATACCGGCTGAACAACATGATGAAAACTGCCTCTAAAATCACAGATATCATGTTGAAAAGCGATATCAGCGTCACTTATAAAGAGTGCCTCATCATCTTGGAAATTGTCCGCTCTGGCATCGTCCAAGCGGCACAGACGGAGGAATGATTATGGGAATCCCTGTTTTAATTCTAGGGGAATCCGGATCTGGCAAGTCTACCAGCATGCGAAATTTGGACCCGGAAAAGGTTGGCATTTTCAATGTAGCTGGCAAGCCGCTTCCGTTCCGGAAACCCATGAAAATCGTGAACAATGCGACCTATGGTGTGATCCAGAAAGCATTGCTGAAGCCAAGCCTAAAAACTTACATCATAGATGATAGCCAATACCTTATGGCGTTCGAGGAGTTTGATCACGCCAAGGAAGTTGGCTATACCAAGTTTACGGAGATGGCTTTGAACTTTTCTAATTTGGTCCGCAACTGCAACTCCAAGCTCCCGCCAGACGTGATTGTTTACTTCTTGCATCACACGGATACCAATGATAGCGGGAAGATTCGGGCCAAGACCTGCGGGAAAATGATTGACAGCAAGCTGACTTTGGAAGGGCTGTTCTCCATTGTCCTGCTTTGCGAAGCCAGCAGCGAAGGTCACCACTTTATAACGCAATCAGACGGCTTCACCACAGCTAAAAGCCCCATAGAGATGTTCGCCCCGGTCATTGACAACGACTTGGCGGCGGTGGATGCAGCTATTAGAGAATACTGGAATTTGGAAGGAGAACAGAATGAAGAATGTTAATTGGGACAATGTCCAGGATGAAGTACGCCGCCCGGTTCCGGACGGATACATCGCCCAGATCACCCGCGTAGAAGACGTAGAAGATAAGGAATACCTCCGGATTGAATGGGACTTCTTCGAGGGAGAATTCAAGGGAGCCAATCAGGAGACCTACGACACATTCGGCTTCTGGCCCATCACCATGATCTGCTCCTACAAGGACAAAGCCCTTCGCTTTTTCAAGGGTTTCAAAACAGCTGTGGAGATGTCGAATCGGAACTATGTGTTTCGGAATGACCCGCAAAGTTTGGTCGGAAAGTACGTGGGCGTCGTGCTTGGCGAAGAGGAATACCTTGCCGGAGACGGAAAGGTAAAAAAGCGCCTTTATGTGGCAGAGAAACGGTCTGGCCGCGCCATTCGGGATGGAGATTTCAAGGTCCCTGCATTTAAGCCGCTTGCTAAGAACTCCGCCGCCTCCAACTATTCCGCATCCTCCAGCGCCCCCACAGCAAACTTTGCTGAGCTGGAGGAGGATGACGCAGAACTCCCCTTCTAAGGATGTGATTTTCCATGGCTTTGCCACCGAAGAAATACGAATATACGGCGGAGGACTTTTTGACGCCAGCGCCATATGAGCAGTTATATTCCTACGTCGCTTCCCCCTTTATCTTCCAAACCGAGACACTCAAAATGGCGGAACGGGCAAAGGAGGTAAGGTTCAGTGGCTTCAAGGATATGCTGCGGAAGTACATTGATGCACAGTCTGCCGCCAAGCGCCGAAACCTGGTCCCGAACCAAACGGAGTTTGACGGCCAGGAAATCGAACTGAATTGTGGAACCTGGGACTCCTTGGACTATGGCATTTTCCGGGATACCCCAAACGGCGGTCGGGAATGTGCCTGCGCCCATCCCATTATGCCGGTGGAACGACTGGTAAACATCGACACCGGCGAGGTAAAGCTGAAGCTGGCCTACAAACGGTCTGGCAAGGCAAAAAAGTGGAATACCACCATCGTTGATAAATCTACGATATCTACGGCACGAACTATCACCGGCCTGGCAAGCCAGGGGATTTCCGTCACAAGCACGAGCGCGTCCATATTGGTGGACTACCTTAACGACATGGAAAACCTGAACTATGACATAATCCCGGAACGTCAATCCATTGGGCGATTAGGTTACATACAGGGTGAGGGCTTCTCCCCCTATGTAGACGGCCTGGTTTTTGACGGAGATGCTTCCTTCCGGGGGCTGTATCAGTCGGTACAGCCCCACGGATCAGAAGTGGTGTGGTACCAGACGGCGCTGGAATGCCGGAAGATGTCAGTCACAGCCAGGATTATGCTGGCAGCTTCCTTTGCATCGCCTCTGTTGTCCGTGGTGGGCTCTCTGCCGTTTTTTGTCCACCTCTGGGGCGTGGATAGCGGGACTGGTAAAACCGTAGCTCTCATGCTGGCTGCGTCCGTTTGGGGTAATCCGGCAGTTGGCAGTTATACCCAGACCTTCAACGGCACACAGGTTGGGCAGGAGCGGACAGCGGCTTTCCTGAACCACTTACCCTACTGCCTGGATGAACTCCAGCTTACCAAAGATAGCCGGGGCAAATCCAGTTTTGATGTGTACCAACTAGCCCAAGGCGTGGGCCGCTCCCGGGGCAAGCGGACCGGTGGCGTGGAGATTACCCCAACTTGGGACTGCTGTTTTCTCACGACCGGGGAATCTCCGCTCACCACAATTTCCGCCGGTGCTGGTGCGGTCAACCGTGTCATTGATATCGAGTGCACCGCTGGTGCGGCAGTCATCACAGATGGCCACCGTATTTCCGGGGCGCTAAAGCAAAATTATGGCTTTGCCGGCCGTTTATTCATCGAGAGGCTATATGAGTCGGAAGAAACCCAGCAAAAAATTCGGGAGATTTACCAGGAAAATTTCCGGGCGCTGTGCGCCGGAGATTCCACCGAAAAACAGGCCATGGCGGCAGCTGCCATCATTACAGCAGATCTGTGCGCTACAGCCTGGATATTCAAGGATGATTCTGCGCTGACCGTTTCGGATATCCAAGAATTCCTTGCGTCCAGGGAGGCTGTATCAGCCGGTAGACGGGCCTACGAATGGATTTCTGATTGGGTGTCCTCCAATGTCAACCGGTTTATGGGAGGGGAATCTCCGCCGACAGGCGAGGTCTACGGGGCCATTGAGCCCGGCAAGGCGTTCATTATCCGGGGAGTGTTCAATAACGCGGTGCAGAACGCCGGCTTTTCGGTTGCGGCCACGCTCAGTTACATGAGGTCCAATAAGTTGATTGAAACTAGAGGCCGAGCGTACACAAAGCCCAAAAAAATCAACGGGATCCCTGTTGAATGTGTTGTGATGGCTTTGCAGTTGAAGCAGGGAGAGGAAGATGACTGCGATGAGCTTCCGCTTTGAAGGTGGAACACGTTCCACCTTGCACGGTTTGTGTTCCACCTGGAAGCTGCTTTGATTTGTTTTTAATACAGCAGATTTCTGGAATAAACCGCATGTTTCACAGTTTAAAAGTTCATCCATCAAAAAACGGTGGAACGGTGGAACAGGTGGAACACAAAACACAAGCATATATAAGATAGGAAGGAGGTGCGTATGAGATGTATGTACATTCCGCCTTTATAGAAAGCGCGCAAATATGTTCCACTGTTCCACCTTCAAAAATCGAAGAACTTTTTGACAAACATTTTTAGAGTTTTCGTTGCTAATACGGAGACTTCAAAACAAAAACATACAATTTTGGGTGGAACAGAACGTTACACCGGAGTTACGCAGGTTCCACCGCGGGAGGCGAAAGCATGCAATTAAGAGACTACCAGCAGGAGTGTATTGATATCATTGAACAGAAACCGCCAGGAGCATACCTGGTGCAGATGGCAACAGGCCTCGGCAAGACGAAGACCTTCACGCACTTGCCAAGACACGGTCGTGTTTTGATTTTATCCCACCGGGAGGAGCTAGTCAAGCAGCCCCTGAAGGAATATGACTGCAAAACTGGCGTTGAAATGGCCAAGGAGCACGCCGATCCAGATGCAGAGGTTGTTAGTGCATCTGTTATGTCTATGGCAAAACGCCTAGACAGGTTTAATCCGTACGATTTTGATACAATCATCTGCGACGAATGTCACCATGCAGCCGCCCGCACATACCGGAGCATCTTCGATTACTTTGAGCCACGTATGCTTCTGGGCTTTACAGCTACTCCAAACCGGGGAGACAAGGCAAGACTGGACAATGTGTTTCAGGAGATCATCTTCCAGCGTGATCTTCGGTGGGGCATCAAAAATGGCTATCTTTGCGATATCCATTGCCTACGTGTGGATATCGGATATGATCTCTCCGCAGTACATACCAGGCACGGAGATTATGCCCCCGGAGAACTGGATGAGGCTATGGACGGCACAGCAGACGCTGTTGCAGAAGCATATCAGAAGCATGCTGTTGGAGCTACCCTGGTCTTTGCAGTAAGTATCCACCAGGCAGAAGAGATTGCAAAGCGAATTCCAGGAGCCGTTGTCGTGACCGGCAAAACAGAAAACCGCGCTGATATCATTCGCAGGTTTACAAATCGGGAAATCCCATGCCTGGTCAACGTGATGGTGTTCACGGAAGGGACGGACATGCCTCTGGTTGAAACCGTCATCATTGCCCGTCCCACCCAGTCAGAAAGCCTGTACGCCCAGATGGTGGGTAGAGGGCTAAGGCTGTACCCCGGGAAAGAAAAGCTCACCCTGATCGATTGCGTGGGCGTCACAAAAGGGGCAAGTCTGTGCACAGCACCATCGCTCTTGGGCATTGACCTAAGCAACGTCCCTAAGAAAAAGCAAGATGAGCTCCAGGGGGATCTGTTTGAGCTTCCAATGAAAGCAATGGCTGCAACGGATTGCCCAGAGAGCTGGATCCGGAACGTAGAAATTGTCGACTTGTGGGCCAAAGGCATGTCTTACAACCTGCACGATGTCAATTACTTCAAAATGCCGGATGGGCGCCTGGTCTGCTCCTTGGCAGAAGGAAAGCGTATTACAATTCCGTGCCCTGACAGTTTGGGCATGGTGACTTTATCCGGCGAATTGATACCTTATCAGGCAGCGTTGGACAGGGCGTACAAGGTTCTCAGCGAGCAATATGAGGACTGCCGTGCCCTGTGGGACATCAACCGCGTAAAGGGTTGGGGACGAAATCCGGCTACAGAGAAACAACTCGGCATTATCAGGCGAAGGTACAAGGATTTTGACACAAGCAGATTGACCAAGATGCAGGCTGGGCAGATCCTGAACCGCATTTTTAACGGAAGGAGAGGCACATGAAAATCTATGTCGAACAATCAGCTGACCGGGATGCGATGGTAACAATCTTGGCCAGGAATGGATATACCGTACGCCAAGGCAAAGAAAAGCAAGGCAGCAAATACCTTCGATTTGTGGAGTACTGGAAAGGAGATAGCAATGACAGAGACGCAGGAACAGATTGCTCTGATTAAGTGGACACAGCAGCCGTCTATTCGGCAGAGATATCCGGAGCTGGCGCTTCTGTTCCACGTGCCCAACGAACGCCCTGACAAAGTTCAGGCGTCTATCTTGAAGAAAATGGGCGTCAAGCGTGGTGTGCCTGACTTACTCCTCCCGGTCCCCACTGGCCAGTATCACGGCCTGTTTATCGAAATGAAGACACTGACCGGCCGTATTTCGGATGATCAGCTTTGGTGGATAGAGCATTTAAAAGCAAACGGCTATGCTTGCCACGTATGCCGTGGCTGGAAAGCAGCTTCGGAGGTCCTACTATGGTATCTGGGACAGGAGTGACATTGCCCTACGAAAAAGAGGCAATGCATGGATTAGATATGCCAGATGGACTGGAACAGCCAGATCAACTGATGTTTTTGTGCTTACGGCAGTTGTACGGGCAAAAGCGTGCCGGCCTGATTGAGCGCAATCGGGCTGTCCTGGAAAAGAGTAAGCTGCTGGAAGAGTATCGGGTTGCAAAATTCCGGTATGGCTTGTGGGAGCAGGGGGCGGCGTTGTGGAAACGCATCGAAGCCGCCTCCTCCGAATATCGCAGATCCCCATCTGTCGAGGCGGCGGATAAGCTGCTGGAGGCGATTTATGGGGTGGAAAGGAAGGCAATGAAAAATGGCGCGGCAAAAGACCAGGGCTAAAGCTACTCCAGCACCGCCCAACATCCAATTATCCTTTTTTGCAGAGGGCTATATCTACTGCTGCCCTTTTTGCTGCAGTCCTTTGCCCCCCACACAAGGATGCGCCATGTAGGTGCCCGGTGTGTGGGCAGCCGATTAAAACACAGACTGAGAAAGCGAGGTGATAATCATGCCAAAGCCATGGGAAAATGCATCCGGCTATCCGGATCCAACTGCATATCAGGCAATTCAAGCAGTGGACGAGCAAGCTAAACGGGTTGACGGAGTGATACGGGTAATCAAGTACATCATTGGGTTGGCAGGATTTGAGCTGATCTCCAGGATCGAGATTAGGGATCGGAGGACAGGGAGGGAGTGGCGATGAGCAAGCCGAGATATGACTGGTGGGGCTATGCCAAAGCCATCATCCGCCGGTATCCTACACTGCGGGCAGAACTGCAAGAGCGGCAACGCCCCGCAATGGAAATAGATTACAGTGGGATGCCGCATGGAGGCGGCGCAGTACGTAGCACGGAGCTGATTGCAATCCGCGAGCTGCCCACACAAAAACAACGGGAGTATGAGGCTGTGCGCAAAGCGATAGAGGCAACCGAGCGGGTGCCAGGCGGACGGGACAGGATCAAGGTTATCGATCTGGTATTTTGGCGGCGAAGTCACACTCTGGAGGGGGCGGCACTGACGATCCCATGTAGCTACCGGACAGCCCGGCGATATCACGAGGAGTTTATCAGGATGGTGGGCGGCAACATGGGATTTTTGGACGGCGAGTAAAAGATGGCCCTAAAAAGCCAAAAGCACGTGCTATACTAGTACCATCCAAAAAAAGCAAAGGCCCCACCGGGCGGACTGGTGGGGCTTTTTGTGTGCCACAAGGAGGCGGCAGCATTGAGTGTTTTTTGCGGAGATTGTATAGATATTATGAAAAATATGGAAGGAAACAGTTTCGACATGATATTAACTGATCCTCCTTATTGCTCTGGCGGCACGACGGCGAGAGACCGGCAAGCTACGACATCGGCCAAGTATACAGCCAGAGAGTATAACGGTGCGCACCGATTCCCGGACTTTGATGGCGACAATATGGATCAGCGAGCATTTACGGCATTTATGAGAGATGTGCTATTCCGCTGCCGCCAGCTGGCAAAGCCCGGCGGGGTGGCCGCTGCATTCATAGATTGGCGCAATCTGCCAGCACTTACTGATGCCCTTCAAATGGCCGGATGGATTTATAAAGGCGTGGTAGTATGGGACAAAGGCACGTCCCGCAATCAGCCGGGACGATTTAGGGCCGACTGCGAGTACATTGTGTGGGGGAGCAATGGTAAAATGCCGGTAAACTGGGAGCCGGGGCAGCCTGCGCTGCCTGGATGCTATCGGATTCCCGGGGTGCCATCCCGACGGAAAAATCACCAGACTGAAAAGCCGGTGGAGTTGCTGGAAAAGCTCTTGGCAATTTGCCCGAGCGGAGGCGCGGTCCTGGATCCGTTTATGGACTCTGGGAGCGTGGGAGTAGCGTGCGCAAACACAGGCCGCCAGTTCGCCGGCATTGAGCTAAGCCCAGAATATTACGGCACAGCAGAGCGGCGAATTTCTGAGGCTGAGATGCGGGTGCAAAAAATGTGAGGCTATGGATCACTCCATAGCCTCCGACTCGTTGTAAAAATCATCCAACTTACATCCCAAAGCTTTGCAGAGTTCGTAAGCCGTGGAGATGCGGCAATCTCCTCTGGATTCGATATCCTGGATGGTCCGCCTTGGCACGCCGCTTTTCTGAGCGAGCGCCGGGACGGACAGACCGGCTTTCTTCCGGAGTTGCGCAAGCCTAAGCATTGCGGCTTCTCCTGCTAATGATGGACAGCGCGGCAGTTGCTGCCGTAAGCCCAACGGACGCCCACAGTAGCCAGTCAAAAGATCGCTTGTGGATTGCGTATAGCAGATTCAGGGCTGTCAGCGTGTACAGCGCCAGATTTTGCGGCACTGCTTTCACAATTTTTTCCATGTTGCATTTTCCTTTCATGGTGGGTATAATGAGGGTAGGGCGGAGGAGGTTTCCCTCCCCACGCCCGGTGGATTTAGCCCTTGATCATATCGTAGATCGTTTTTGCAATTGCTGTCAGCCCGGCCAGGATTTCAACAATTGCTTTGGCGACCTCGATTTTGTTCGAGGGCTTTTTCTTACGCCCCATCGGTATCACCTCCCTTCCATGGCTATATTATAGCACGTATTTACGTGCTTGTCAAGCGGAAAAACAAGAAATTTCCATCTTTTTGCGTGAACCGTCCAAGTTTTGGGCGGAACACGCGATTTTTTATGCCCAAGGAGGGGTATCCGTGATATCAGATGCAAGGCGCATCCAGCTTAATGCGATGATACAGGCCGGGAAATCACACGATTTTTATTCATGGCCGGAATGGGATAAGCTCCGGCGAGAGGTGATGAAGCTGGATAACTACGAGTGCCAGAGGTGCAAGGGGATTCACCGGCACCGGCGCGCGACCATTGTCCATCACGTGAAGCATCTGAAAGATCGACCAGACCTGGCCTTATCGGTGTACGATGGCGATGATCGGCAACTTGTCTCAGTGTGCAAACAATGCCACGAAGAATTGCACCCCGAAAGTCAGCGGCAGTTTAAAAAAATCGTGGCACCGTTGACATTGGAGCGATGGGATTGACGGAGATACCCCCCATCAAAAAAACGCAACCTCGGCCAGGGTGACCTACTCGCCTGGGTGCCTGACATTCCGGAGATTTTTGCAAAATCTTTATGGGGTGTGGGCAAAATCCGCTGAAAAGGAGGCTAGATTATGGGGAATTGTAAAAAAAGGGACTTGGCAAAGACAAAGCAGTACCGAAATCTGAAAAGATCCATGATCCAAGACCTTGAAAATGCTGGACTTAACAGGGAGCCGTACTTGGACATGGTGTGCCAGTATATGGCATTTTGGGTACAGCTGCAAATGCTGAATGCAGACATCGAAGAACGCGGCATCTGTGTAGAATACCAAAATGGCAACAACCAAATGGGTGTAACTGACAATAAAAGTGTTGCTGCGGCAGTCCGCGTCAATGCCAGGATGGAATCTATCCTGGCCTCGCTTGGGTATAAGGCTCGGGCGTTAAAATCTGGAGCATCTGCGGCAAGCGGTGAGGATGATGAACTATGAGATTGATAAAAGAATATTGCAATATCTGGAATCGGTGGAGGCGGGGACCCCCCGGGCCTGCCGAGAGCAAATAGCTCTTGCGGAGCACGTGCGCAAATGCTTTGCGTCCGATGATATCTACACCGACACGGAGCAACTGGACAAGTATTTGTCCCTCGTAAAATATTTCCCTTATGAGCGCCTATTCCCTTGGGAGGAATTTTTGCTCGCCCTGTGGGATTGCACCTACTGGCGGCAGACTGGGCGTCCGAGATGGAAAACGCTTTTTGCTATGGTTGGCCGTGGTGCCGGGAAGGATGGATTTATTGCTTTTGACGGCGCGTGCTCCGTATCTCCCTACAATCCGGTGAGCAGATATAACGTTGATATCTGCGCAAACAACGAAGAGCAGGCAAAGCGCCCGATGCTGGATCTTGTGGACGTGCTGGAAACACCAAGGTGGGAAGCAAAGCTGGATAAGCATTACTACCACACTAAAGAGGTTGTTCAGGGCCGCAAGAACAAGGGCATCATGAGGGGCCACACAAACAATCCAAAAGGGCGGGACGGGTTGCGCTCTGGGAAAGTAATCCTGAACGAAGTCCATCAGTATGAAAACTACGACAACATAACAGTTTTTATAACAGGAATGGGAAAAGTCGGCCAACCAAGGGTCGGTTTTTTTTCATCTAACGGCGATGTGCCGGATGGCCCCTTGGATGATTACCTGGCAAGGGGGCGGAGGATCCTTTTTGACGGCGAAGAGGATGATGGATTCTTGCCATTTATCTGCTGTTTAGATAACAAGGAGCAAGTCCACGATCCTGAGAACTGGCCCATGGCAAATCCGTCCCTCCCGTACCTTCCGGATTTGCAAGCGGAGATCCGGGAGGAATACAAAGAGTGGATTGAACACCCGGAGCAGAATGTAAGCTTTTTGACAAAGCGCTTCGGAATTCGAAGTGGTGCAAAGGAAATCAGCGTGACCAATTATGAGAAGATCAAGGCCACCAACCAACCTTTGCCGGACATGCGGGGCTGGCAGTGCACAGTCGGAATCGACTATGCGGAGTTGAACGACTGGGCAGCGGTCAATCTGCACTTCCGCCGGGGGGAACGCCGCTTTGATATCAATCATGCGTGGATTTGCCTGCGGGCCAAAACTTTGACACGGGTCAAGGCCCCCTGGAGGGAATGGGTGAAACAGGGGCTGGTATCCGCTGTAGACGATGTAAGTATCCACCCGAGGCTGCTGGCGGAATACATCCGAAAGGCGGCCGGCATGTACAACGTCCGAATGATGGCCATGGATAACTTCCGATGGACGTTGTTGTCGGACGAAATGAAGAAGATCGGATTTGACGCCAATGACAAAAGCCGGGTAAAGCTGATCCGCCCATCCGACATCATGAGCACGGATCCAGTAATCCAGACCTGCTTTGATCGGGGGCTGTTTGCATGGGGGGACAATCCGTGCCTGCGCTGGGCCGTAAATAATACCAAGCGAGTGCGCAGCTCCCGGAAGATTGGCTCCGACACCGGAAATTTTTATTACGCCAAAATTGAGGCCAAAAGCCGCAAGACGGACCCATTTATGGCCCTGGTGGCTAGTATGGCCATTGAGCCGATTCTTGGAAGTGGCCTTCCGGTGGAACCTCCACCGCTGGGAGCAATTTCACTTTAAGGGGGGTGAAACGTTGGGACTAAAATTCTTTGAGTTCTTCCGGAAAAACGGGAGGGCCACTACGAAGGAAATCACCTGCAGTGAGCTTGAAGAAGCTGCTATTGAATACAGCGCCCGGAATTTGAGCTTTTGGGTATGCGTCAACATGATCGCCAACGCCGTGGGCCGCTGTGAATTTCGGACCTTCCGGGGCGGTGAAGAAGTTTTTGACCGTGAATATTACATGTGGAATTACGAGCCAAATGTGAATCAAAACTCCACGGCCTTTATCCACAAGCTTGTGTCGCAGCTGTGCCAGGAAAACGAGGCCTTAATCATCGCCCCCAGACGAAAAGATGGCTTTGAAAGTGTAGTCGTGGCGGATGGATGGGGCGACCCAGACAACCGGCCCATCAAACAGAATCGCTACAAGGGCGTTGTCGCAGGAGGCGTGGCCTACGACAGGGCGTTTCTGGAAAGCGATGTGCTGCACCTACAGCTGCACCACAAAAACATTCGCGGTGCAATCAACGCCATGTATCAAAGCTATTACCGCCTGGTCTCCGCCGCTATGGCGAACTACGAACGAGGAAACGCTCCCCACTGGAAAGTCCACATATCCCAGATGGCTCAGGGCGGGGATACCTGGGCGGAAGAATTCCAGAAAATGCTGGAGTCTCAAATTAAGCCGTTTTTGGAAAGCCGAGGCGCTATTCTGCCGGAATTTGATGGGTATAAGTACGAGGATGTGGGCGGGAAAGAGCAAAGTGGGAAAGTTGGAGAAATTCAATCCATGATTGAAGATATTTTCAATTTTACAGCCCGAGCCTTTCAAATTCCTGCGGTGCTGATCGGCGGCAAGGTGGAGGCGGTTGGAGACGCGAACGCTCGCTTCTTGACGAACTGCATTGATCCCATCTGCGATCAACTGCAGGAAGAGATCACCCGGAAACGCTATGGCTTTGAGGGGTGGAAGAACGGGGACTACATTCGAGTGGATTCCTCCAGTATTCAGCATTTCGATCTATTCGAAAATGCGGCCAATGTGGAGAAGCTGGTAGGTTCCGGCGCATACTGCATCAACGATGTGCGCCGGGCTGCTGGACAAATCATCATCGACGAACCCTGGGCATGGAAACACCTACTGACAAAAAACATCGCTGACATCAACGAGGCAACTCGTTCACTGGAGGCGGGAAAGGAGTAATGTATGAAGTCCATGTGGGAAATCAAACAATCGCAAGCCCCCGGGACCCTGGAACTGTATATTTACGGAGACGTAGAGGCAGGACATTTTGATCGGGACACATTCTCGTACGCCGAAAGCGAAAATTCCGCCCAGAATTTCCGGGAGGAACTGGCCAAACATCCGAACGTGGAAGAGATTGTGATTTACATCAATTCCTGGGGCGGATCCGTATTTGAGGGGACCGCAATTTACAGTCAGCTGCGTCGTCATCCAGCACACAAAACCGTAAGGATAGATGGCTTTGCCTGCTCCGTCGCCTCCGTCATTGCCATGGCTGGAGATACGGTGATCATGCCACGGAACACCCTTATGGCGATTCACAACATGTGGATATCTGCCACCGGAAACGCCGCAGAACTGCGGAAAGCAGCGGCGGATCTGGACATCATCAATGCGGCCGGCCGCAATGCCTATCTGGCCAAAGCAAGAGGAAAAATCAGCGAAGAGCAGCTTGCCACCATGATGGACCAGGAAACCTGGCTGACAGCGGAGCAGTGCATCCAGTACGGCTTAGCAGACCAGTACGCCGAGACTGATGCCGACATGGAAAACGCCAAAGAAATCCTGCAAAAAGCAAACCTGAGTGTGCACCAGAGAATTGAAGTCCAAAAGAGTTTGGCCGCACAGCTCCGACAGCTTGTCGGAAACAGGAAAGCCAATGAGCCGAGTAAAACCAATATCATGCAGCTGCTGGCCAACAGCATCTGCCAAAAATAAGGAGGACGAAATGAAAAGTAACGATTTGACCCTGAGCAGGAAAAACGAGATTTTGACAGCCATGCAGAAGGCCCTCCGGGACAACGACACCGAGGAATTCACGGCGGCTTTTGACCGGCTCATGGAGCATACCGCCTCTTCGGTGCGCCAAGACTATGAGGATCTGCGCAGCGAGACGGACACCCGGGTCCTGGCCGCCCGTGGCGTACGGCAGCTGACCAGCGAGGAAACCAAGTATTACAAGGCCCTGGGTGAGGCTATGAAGGCCAAGGACCCCAAGCAGGCCCTGACCAATCTGGATGTGGTGATGCCCAAGACGGTGGTGGATTCGGTCCTGGAGGAGTTGGAGACCAGGCACCCCCTCCTGAGCAAAATTGACTTTCTCCCCTCCGGCGGCGCAATCCGGATGATTATGAACACCAACGGCTACCAGGAATCGGCTTGGGGCGATCTCTGCGACGAAATTGTCAAGGAGCTGACCAGCGGATTCGTGGAAGTTAACACGGTGCTGCTCAAGCTGAGTGCGTTTCTGCCGGTGTGCAAGGCAATGCTGGAGTTGGGCCCTCAGTGGCTGGACAGTTATATCCGCCGGATCCTCCTGGAGGCCCTGGCTAACGGCCTGGAAGCGTCCATCGCCACTGGCGACGGGAACGGGAAACCCATTGGCATGAACCGTCAGGTGGGCGAAGGTGTTTCCGTTACAGGCGGCGTTTACCCCAAAAAGCCGGCTATTTCCGTGGCGGATTTCTCCCCGGCCACCATGGGCCAGCTGATCTCCCTGATGGCAATGGATCCCAACGGCAAGCTCCGGAAAGTGGACGACTTAATTCTCCTGGTCAATCCCCAGGACTACTATCAGAAGGTCATGCCCGCTACCACGGTCATGGCCCCCGACGGCACCTACAGAAACGACGTGTTCCCCTATCCTGTCTCTGTGATCCAGGTCCCCGCTTTGGAGCGGGGCGAGGCCATTCTCGGCATGGCAAAGCGGTACTTTGCCGCCGCCGGTACGTCCACCGACGGCCGAATTGAATTCTCCGACCATGTCAAGTTCCTGGAGGACAAGCGGGTGTACATCATCAAGGCCTATGCCAACGGCATGCCCAAGGACGGCAACGCGTTCCTACGTCTGGACATCTCTGGTATGACGCCGCTCGCCTACAAGGTGACCCAGGTGGACGCCCCCGCCGCCTCCACTGACGCGAATCTGGCTGACCTGAAAATCGGCGCTCTGACCCTGTCTCCGGCCTTTGCCGCAGGAACCACCACATACACCGCAACCACCACCAACGCCTCCAATACCATCAATGCAACGCCTGCTGAGGCGGCTGCCACTGTGGAGGTGACGGTGGGAGACAAGCCGGTTGACAATGGCAGCGCCGTCACCTGGTCCGCCGGAGCCAATACTGTTAAGGCGAAAGTCACCGCTGCAGACGGGACCACCACCAAGACCTACACGGTCACCGTCACCAAGTCCTGATGATTGCGGGGGAACAGGTGCCGTACGATCTCCTGGATGATGTAAAAAATCATTTGGACATCACCTGGGAGGATGGTGCGCTGGACCGAAAGATCACGGAGCTTATTGCCGCCGGAGAAATCTATATTGACAGCAAGCTGGGGGAACGGGGCAACTACCTGGAGGCAGGCTGGCCCCGTACCCTGCTATTTGAGTACGTCCGATATGCCAGAGACGGCGCCGTGGATATTTTCGAAAACAACTATGCGCATCTGCTTCTGGCGATGCAAAACGAAAGGGCGGTGCAGCGGTATGCGCAAAGCGCCAACGAGGCCGAACAATGACATCACCCAGCAGTATAACTCCGGCGTGCTGACGGTTTGCGCCCTGACAGATGCCGCCCAGCCTGGCTACAAGCCGATCTTGAAACTGACCCCAAAAGCAGCGCTCCGATACGAGGAGCGCCGCCTGGGGATCGCCCGGCTGTATCAGTCCAGGCAGGCGCAAGTTGAAATCGAGCGGGTAGTCCGGGTGCAGCGAGGGCCAGACATATCCCCCCAGGATGTGGCAATCACAGAGGATGGCAGGCAGTACCGTATTGACACGGTGCAGGCGGTCATGGATGTGTGGCCTCCATCCTTGGATATGTCTCTGGTCCGCATTACGCAAGCATACGAGGTGATGCGATGAGTTGGGTAGATAAGATCATCGCCGCGCACACCGCTGTGACGGACCAGGTTAGCCACCGGGTGCGGCTAAAGTCTGAGCGATATTTCGTGTGGCAAGAAGATGGCGCGAATGATTTCGTGGCGGATGGGCGGCACTGCGCCGGTGCAATCACCGGGACGACCGACCTTTTTACAAAGCAAGAATTTGATCCGTGGGTGGAAACATTCGAGACATCTTTAAACAACTGCCAGGGATTGGCGTGGATGTTGAACAGCATCCAATATGAAGAGGATACCGGGTTTACCCACTATGAATGGGTATGGGAGGTGCTGCGCTGATGGCCAAGATAACGTTTTCTGCGACGGGAGATTATGCCCTGGCACTGGAGAGATACCAGAGCGCTGCGGATGGCGGAAAGATGTTGGAACGGGCAGTTGCATCCGGCGCTGCGATTGTTGCAGATCAAATCCGATCCAATCTGCAAGCACTGCCGGAGGAGAAATTCCGGAGGTTGCAGCCAGGAGAAACGTTCCATGGGCTGCCGAAAAATCAAAAGCAAGATTTGGCTGACAGCTTTGGCTTAACTCCGATTGAGCGGGACAAGAATGGCTTTTTACACACGAAGGCCGGATTTGACGGGTACGGGAGCCACCCCACGAAACAATATCCACAAGGCGTCCCGAACCAGTTGCTGGCCAGGGCTGTGGAAAGCGGCTCGTCTGCCCGCGAAAAGACTCCGTTTGTGCGCCCGGCGGTAACAAAAACGAAGAAGGCTGCCGTAGAGGCGATGCAAGCGGAAATTGACAAAGAAATCAAAAAACTAATTTAGGAGGCAGAATTATGAGTGCAGCAGGAAAAGTATGTATTGGCTTTAGCCTCCCGTATGTTGCGAAGTACAACGCGAACGGCGGGAACCCCACGTACACCGGTGGGCGGAAGTTGGCGCGGGGTGTGGAAGTATCGATTGAACCGTCGTCGTCCAGCGATAACTCGTTTTGTTGTGACAACGTTGTGGCGGAAACCGACGCTGGTATTTTTACCGGTGGCGACTTGACGTTGACCGTTGACGGCCTGCTTTTGGAAGCAGAACAGATGATCACCGGCGCGCCCGAGCCGGAGGAGCTTTCCTACGGCGAAGGAAAGAAGGTAAAAATCCTAAAGCATGGAATTAAAAATAACCCGCCGTATTTTGGCGTGGGCTATATTGCCAAATACAGATCCGATGGCGTTGATACGTTTGTCCCGACAGTTTTGAGAAAGGTGCGATTTGATGCACCGAAATCGGCAGCCAAGACGACGGAGAACAGCATTAGCTGGCAGACCCAAGCGCTGACCGGCAAACTGGCGCGTGACGATTCCTCCGACCACGATTGGAAGTGGGTGGCGGATGATCAAGCCACGGAGGAGGATGCCGAAGAAATTCTGAAAGCCCTGCTGAGTGTGGAAGCAGAAACGGAGGTACAAGCATGAACGCTGTGACAATTTGTGGAAAAGAGTACCAACTCTGCATGACGGTCGAGGCTTTTGATCAGATCACCCAGGCCTGCGGTGGGATGGACAAACTTGGAAGCTACTTGGACGGCGATGGCGATATCCGGGAAATGGTATCCCGTACGGCATCCGTCCTGGCTGTCCTGCTGCGGGAAGGCGAGGAAAATCGCAGGTTGCTGGCCAGCTTTTGCGCAGACGGGGATGCGACAGCACGCAAAGTGCCGACCGAGGCAGAGCTGCGAAAACTGTTGACGCCCCGGCAGCTGGTGCTGCTTCGCCCTTCCGCCATTGCGGCCATCAACGATTCCCTGCGGCAAGAGGTAGAGGCA